TTTCAATGAAGATTGCAATATTATTGAACACTCCTTCGATGATCGGTGCTAATACATTGCAGAAGCCTTCCCAGATTGCCTTGACCACTTCCCCGAAGTTTTCAAAATCGAAGCCCAGCGAATTGAGTTTGTCGGTTATGTGCTGCCCGAACTCTGTGAACACTGACTTGATCCTGTTCCAGATTTCCGTGATTCTGTTTCTGAAGTCTTCATTCGTGTTCCACAGCGTCACTATGACTGCTGTGATTGCTGCGATCGCAGCGACCGCAATTCCGACTGGCGATGTGATTGCTGCAAGTGCGCCCTTCAGGACAGCCATGCCGCCTGTTGCTCCTGATGCTGTCGTTCCCATTGTCGCCAACTTGCCGACAACTTTTCCGATTCCTGATGATAACTGTCCAGATACGCTGATAGCTTTTCCGACTATCGTCAGCAAAGGTCCGATCGCAGCCACAACGCCTGCGATCTTCAGGATCGTTTCTTGCTGCTGTGGACTTAATGCTGCGAACTTGTCCGCAAGTTCTCCAATCTTTGCCACTGCCTTTTCCATGAATGGCATAAGTGAGTTGCCGATAGTTATTCCGACATCTTCCAGCTTCGACTTCAGCTGTGTCAGTCTTCCCAGCAAGTTGTCCTGCATTGTCGCCGCCATGTCTGAAGCTGTTCCATCGCAGTTCTGAAGTGCTTCAGAATAATCGCTGAAGGACATTCCCGATGCAATCGCTTCGTCTGACAGTCCTGACATGATCGTCTGCAATGCACTGAACTGGTTCGTTCCTGCGATTGTCTTTGCAAGGTTCGCTTGCTGTTCGTCTGTCAGGTTGTTCCATACTCCGCGCACGCCTGTCAGAATACTTGACAAGCTGTTCATGTTGCCCTGCGCATCGTACACTTCAACGCCGTACTTCGACAATTCCGTTGCGCATCCTTTTGTGTCTGTCGCAAGTCTGGTCATAATAGCGTTCAGGGCTGTTCCTGCTTCTCCGCCCTTCACACCAGCGTTCGCCATTGTCATCAATACTGCTGTTGTTTCTTCTACCGAATAGCCCATTGAAGCCGCTGTCGCAGCGCAGTTCTTGTATGCTTCGCCAAGTGCTTCGGTTGTTGTGTTTGAATGGCTCATTGCGTAAGCCATTTCATCTGCGAATTTTCCAGCGTCCTTCGCCGATAGTCCGAACGCTGTCAAGTAGTCTGTGACGATGTCTGAAGCCGTTCCCAAGTCCATCGCCGATGCTGCTGCAAGATTCAGGATGCCGCCGATGCCTTCCAGCATGTCATCTGTCTTCCAGCCAGCAAGTGCCATATATTCAAACGCTTCGCCTGCTTCGGTTGCTGAATACTTTGTATCACGCCCCCACTGTCTTGCTGATTCTGTCAGTTTGTCAGTTTCTTCCGCTGTTGCTCCGCTGATTGCCTGCACTTTTGACATTTGCTGTTCAAAGTTTGCTGCAACTGTTACTGATGCCGCTGCCACGCCGCCGATCGCGGTTGTGACCTTCATCATGTGCTGTCCTGCTGTCTGCACTGCCTGTCCGACTTTTCCAGCCTTTTCCGCGTATTCATCGAACTTCTGGCGTGCAAGTTCCGCATTGACATCACGAAGCTGCACTTCCATGTTCGCAAGGTCAGCTTCAGCCTGTGTGACTGCTGCGCCCTGTTTCTTCACTGCTGCTTCATACTTCGTTGTTTGCGCTTCTGTTGTTGCCAGCTGCTTTTCCGCTTTGTCCAGCTCTGTTTTTAATTTCTTTGTTTCCTCTGAATTTTCGCCAGTCGCTTCCTTGCTTTCTTCATATGCTTTTGACAGTTCTGCGACTTTTGCCTTCAGTTCTTCGCTTTTTTTCTTGTTGTTGTCCAGTCTGGTTGTAAGTGTTTCATAATGTGACTTGCAGTCCTCGACTTTCGTCTTCTGGACATCCATTTTCTGTGTAAGTTCGCTGATCTTTGCCTTTAACGCGTCAGATTTCGTGCCGTACAGCTTTGCATTTGCCGCAGCAAGGCTGTATTCTGACGACAGCTGCTTCATACTTGCGACCGCCGCCTTCATTGCTGCCTGATATTCTGACATTGAAGCACCGATCTTGATTGATGCCTGCGCCATATATGCACGTTCCTTTCATCACTTCTCGTTGATGGTCTTGATCTCGAACGCCACATGATCCAAAAGGCTCATAATATCCGACTTCATAACATTTGAAAGTGAATCGTTCAGCCCTTTTATACACAATTTCACAACCCTGTCCACATTGTCGCGGCACACTTTCCAGATGTTTTCATCGTCCAGCTGGTTTTCAGCTTCGTTGTAGCCGTTTTCTTCGTCATATTCATCGAATGCTGACTTTTCCTGTTCGACTTCTTCTGGTCTGTTCGGGTTTAATTCAAGAAACTTCTGCGTGATGATGTCCTGCATCACAAAATGAATCATCTTTGCTGCTGTCAGCTGTTCTGCGACATCTGCCTTCAGCACTTCCCTTTCGGATATTCCGAAGACCATTTTCATAATTGCCGCATTGAACTGAAAAGCCGATGCAACATCATCGCCGCCATTCTTTTCCATTAGTTCTGTGTATGCTCTGTACTTTTCAACCGACACTGATGCACATATGTATTCTTTTTCATTGCAGATCAGTGTCAGTTCGGGTATTATTTGCCATTTGAAAAATTTTCTTGTAACTTCTCGACCTTTGCGTTGACCTCATCGCCTAATGATGTTTCTATTGACGCAAATTCCATGATAATTGCAGCCACGCCCAGTCCTGTGTCCTTGTCCTTCAACTCGTCAACAGTGAACTGGTTGCCGTATACCATGCAGATGCAGTCCATCATCTTTCGGAACTGCGCGGCTGTATACAGTCCGTTCTTCTTTTCAGTTCCCATGATGTCGTCCCTGATCTCAAGGTATTCCATGTATGTGTCAACATCCATCTTCGGCATTTCATACTTTTTGTTGTTGATAATTACTTCATGTTTCATGTGTTTGCCCTCCTATTGTTCTTTTACGCCGCTTCTGTTGGCTCTTGTACTTTTCCAAACCAGTTTTTGATCGCTGTCGCTGCGTCCGTGTGTTCTGCCAGAAGGTTGCTTTCATCAACCTGTGTTTCAAAGTTTCCGTCACATGCGCGTTCGTAGAAGCTGCCCTTCAGTGTTGCTGTCTGTGTTGTGACTTTATCTTCCTGTGTCTGATAGTTGTCGTCATATCCCTGTCCGAATGTTCCGACATAAAGCCATACAAATTCATATTTGCCATTCAGCTTCTTTGCTCTATATCCGACAGCGACTTCAGGTGCTTTGTCGTCCTTGTTTTTTACAAGCCAGCCATTCTTGTATAAATGACCGAACAGCATTGCTTTGTCCTGCGGTGCAAGTGAATTGACTTCAAACTCCACGTCTGTTCCTTCGTAGGTTTCAACTGTGTCCTCCACTCCATCATCACTGTAAATTTTTTCAACACTGAATTTATCAGACACTTTTCCTGAAATGGCACGCGCAAGTTTGACTGGTGTGCCTGCTGCGTATGCTGTCGCATCGTTCTGTGTTACTGGTGCGACATAAATGTCACGAAACGACTTTGTTCTTGATCTGACGATCTGCTGCTTTCCTGCTTCACTCATTCTTCTTCGTCCTCCTGTTCTGCTTCTTCTGCCGCCATGAACCTTGCGGCATTCATAAATATTTTTGTATCTGTTTCAAGATTGTCATTTGCGCCCATGAATGCGAATCCTGCTTTTTTCATAAGTCGCTTGATTCTCTTTTTTAACCTGATTTGATCTGTGCTTGACCAGATGCACACTTGCACTGCTGCAATCTCGACTTCTTCGTCATCGTCCGAATGTTCGCCGCCGTAGTCCCCCAGATTCCACACAGTCACATGCAGTCCCTTGATGTCTGCGTCATACCAGCCCTGCTGCACTGTGATTCCTTCTGCTTCCAGCACTGCAAGCGCATCCAGTGTCTTCTTCACAATGTCCATGTGTCATCCTCCCAGCTTTTCATTCAATAACTTCTGATATTCCTGATCTGCTATCGTGTCCCACTGTCCGCGGCATTCTTCCATTGTGTTGTAAAGGAAGTCTTGTGGGGGCTGTTTCGTTGTCCCCCATTCCACAAACTTCATGTAAAACCAGTTTTCTGCATCGCCCAGAAGTGTCCAGCCGACTTCGCCGCCCTTTGTTGTCACTTTCGTGGGGATATTATCCGCAGCATGTCCAGAAGGTCTGTATCCCTTCTTTCCTGACTTTGAATTGTCTGCCGACCTTGCCATAACTGCCTTCATTCGTGGTTCGGTATAATCAACAGAACGCTGGAATATCTGCTTGTTTGTTTTTCTGATTTCCGAATCGCTTGCAAGTGTTTCCAGTTTGTTTTGAAGTTCTTTCAGCCCTTCAAATTCAAAAGTCACTTTCATGCTGTTTCCTTCCCTGTGTCAGAATCTGACACATTTATGTGACGCGGTTCGCTTTCAGCTGTACATATTGCTTGTCATTCTGCCTGAAGTCCCTTGCAAATATGTTGTACTTTTCGCCTTCGTACTCCACGAAGTAGTCCTTCAGGTGTGCCGCTATCTCTTTGACCTTTTTGCAATACCTGACCTTGTCAAACACAATCGTGTCTTCCAGCCTGATTTCTATTGCCTTGTACAGTTCTTTTCCGTAAAGGCTGCCGATCTCGCACCAGCATTCGTGATACAAGATCGGTTCTGCTTCCACACGCCTTCCGTCAACTTTCGTGTACTGATATTTGTATATTTTGACCTTCGCGCTTGACATATCACTTCAACCTTTCTTTCAACATCATTGACTGCACCGCGAATCTGACTTTGTCGTCTGTCGGTGCTGTTCTGTCCCTGTTGTCGTAGGCTTCTTTGACATACATGCAGATCAACAACTTCTGGCGGTTCGTGAGTGCTTCAGGATTGAAGTCTTTTATCAGGTCTGTCATTTCTTCCAGCACTGCTGCATAAATCAGCTTGATCACTTCATCGTCATCGTCATAGTCAATGCGACAATATGCCTTCAGCTCTTCCAGTTCCATGTCTTTTCCTCCCTTCCTGAAGCCTGTTGCCATTAGCCAGCAACCTGAACTGTGATTTCTCCCTTGATGACTGCTTCTTCATCGAATGCCTGCACATCGAATCTGTCACGCACCTTGATTCCTGTCTGGTCTTTCGCCCATAAGTCGCCAGCTTCGGTTGAAAGTTCGATGCTGATCTTCTCTCGGTCAAACAAAGTGATTGCTTCTTTTAAGTCGCCCATGTAAATCGGGTACTTGTACGCTGACACGTTGCTTCCGTCTGACTTAACTTCCACATTCTTCAACACTTTGTTGCTGACTTTCTTGATCGGATATACACCGAAAAGAAGCATCTTTGACTTGTCTGTCACATCATGCTGCAAAATGTAGTCGCCACGCTCGTCCTTGATCTTGTCAAGGTAGTTGAAGCCTGACTGGTTTGTCAGAACGATTGAAGAAGATGCAATCGCTGGATCAAGTGTCACATTGAAGACATCCTTCAAGTCGTCATATCCGCTGATTGCCACTTCTTTTCCTGTTGTGATTTCTGCAAGTTTCTTCAAAATTGCAGCGTTTCTTGTGGCTCTTGACTTCTTCGCGATCCACTTATTCAGGAAGCCCAGAATATTTTCTGCTGTGTCCTGCAAGAGTTCCCTTGTAACTTTTAAGATGCCGCCCTTTTTCTTGATCTTGTACTTGATCTGTTTTAACTTCGGCGTTTCTTCCTCTCCGAACTCTTCGCCTTCGTCAACATCGTCCCATGGTGTCGAATCTGCATCGACTTCAAACACTCTGCTTCCTGACAATGTGCTGACAGGCTCAACATTGACATACTGTTCAAGGTCATCGTCTGTTCTTCTTAACTCATGGATGTCCGTCTGAATGTCCTGTGGTACAGTGAAGCCGCCGTCTTCGTCTGACTTCTCTGACATTGCGTCCATGATCTTCTGATCCTTTTCATTCAGTTTTGTCTTGCGCATTCCGCAGACAATACGATTGACAAACGCACGCGCGATGTCTTTCTTTGAAGGTGCTTTGTCCTTGCCTTCAGCCTTTTTTGCTTCGTCCTTGTCAATCTGGTCTTTGATGTCCTCGTCCTCGTCATCCTCTAAGTCCATAAGGATGTTGAAACGATCCTGCATGTCCACAAGTTCTGCTTTCGCTTCCTTTGCTTCCTTTGTCTTTCCCTCATTCACAAGGGCTTTGATCGCGTTCTTCTTGTCATTGATTTTCTTCAGTAACGCTCTTGCTTCTTTGCTCATTGTTTTTCCTCCGTTTTCTTAAATTCCATACATGTACAGATCGCCCAGAATTTCTTCTGTTTCGTCTGCCTGTTGCTGTCTTGCTTCGATGTCTTCAGCTGTTTCGGTCTTCATGTCCGCTGGCGCGTGTTTGAATCTGTCCATCATGTAGCTGACGCACGCTGCGACTGCTGCCGCCGATTCATCAACTTTTATGTTGAAATAATCTGAAGCGCGACACTCCGATGCTTCGCTTTCTGACATCCATGTTTCTGCGTTGATTAGTTCTTCAAACTGATCTGCTGTCACGCCTTCCTTTGCTTTTGTCATGTAGATGTCTGTGATCATCTGCTGACAGCTGTCAAGCTGGTTTATAACTGCCGTGAAGTCGTCTGCATTGCCCCACGCCATAGTCAGCGGCTTGTGAATCATAATCTGTGCGCCTGTCGACACAACGATGTCATCGCACGCCATAAGGATCACGGACGCGATTGACGCTGCAATTCCGTCCACAATGCCTGTGATGTGTCCTTTGTGGCGTTTCAGTATGTTGTATATGCCGATTCCTGCGAACACATCGCCGCCGCAGCTGTTTATGTACACTGTCAGTTCTGCATTGTTGTCAATGCCGTTCAGAAAGTCTGTGATGTCCTGTGGACAGGTGTCTTCTGGTGTCCACTTGTCCCACTCTGAAGATACAATGTCGCCGTAGATGTACAGTTCAACGCCGCCTGCTGTCGCGTCTTTTATCTGCATGAAGCCGACATTTTCAATCGTTCTTTTCGCTCGATTTCTTCTTGTGAAGTTCATTTTCTTCGCCATCTTCTTCCCCTCCTTCCTGATCGGTGTCAGGTTCATTCGTTTCGGCTGTTTCCTGCTCCTGTTCATCCTGATCCGTATTTTCGCCGCCTTCTGTGTTTGGCTCATTTATAGGATTGTCAGGATCGCTGTCTTCTTCAGTGTCCTGTTCTTCAGCTTTGTCATACGCCGCCCCGACTTTCGTCAGTGGCACATACGTTCCATTGACAATCAATGTGTCGCCGCCTTCCATATCCATCAAATCAAGTTTTCTTCTTGCTTCGTTTACTGTTTCGATGCCGTTGTTGATTCCTTCTTTCAGGATTTCCATTTGTGTTTTGCTGTCGGTACGAAGCAGCACTTTTTCATTCATTTTGAAGTACAACCCTTCTTCCACTTCGTCATCCGATAATAGCTTGTAGTTCACTTCTTCTTCGTACTGCTTCAGCACAAAAAGCATCGTGTCCACATAGAATGACAGCTGCTGCATTTCTGAATTGCTGTATGATGACTTTTCATAATCGTTGATCTGGTTCGGTTTAATTCCGAACGCTGCTGCAATCTGAAGTGCTGAATACTTTTTCAACTCAACAAACTGTGAATCTGTCAGCTTAATGTCCAGCGGTGTCAGCTTCATCCCCAGCGGCACAGGAAGAATCTTGCCTGTGTTCTGGCTTCCTGCTCCGAAGCGTTCAAAAGTCTGTCGCAGCTTTGTGGCTGCATCTTCATTCAGTTCGCCTGTGTATTCCAGCACCGCTTTTGCTGTCAATCCATTTTTATATAGATTGTTCAGGAAGCGTTGTGATTCAATCACGCCTTCGACTGTCTGCTTCAGGATGTATTGCACTGGAAGCCCGACTATTCCGTTCAGGCAATGCGAAGTCTTGAAGTGCAAGACATCTTCTGTCCTGAATATGTACTGTTCGCCCGAATATTCATCGCTGTACAAATACCAGATTTTTCCCTTTCCTGCGAAAATGCCTTTGTCGTCAATAATGATCTGCACCCTGTCTGATGGCATGATCCACATGTCCAGTGCTTTGTATTCGCCGCCGTATTTCTTGCGCTCTAACTTCCTGCGTACATAGACATAGGCGTTCCCATAATGGTTTCTGTTCATTTCCACGGCGTTCCAGAAGGTTGTCGGTGTCATAAAAGGGTTCGGACGTTGCTTCATAAGCCTTGCAATGTCGTTGTCTATCGGCTCACTGATGCCCTTGTTTGTCTTCTGGTAAAGTTTCCACGGCATTTTTGCGACTGTTTCTGACATCATTTTCAAACAAGTGAAGTATGTCACGTCTGATGTCGGCTTCTTGCTTTCACTGTCGCGCTTAATTCCAACCCATTCCAGAAATGATTCATCATTCAGCGTTGCTGTATCTGTTTCAATATTCATTCCGAATGCTTTCATAATTCCTTTGTTCAGCGTTTTCCACATGTTCAACCTTGCGCACCTCCCTTCTGTCGCAATTTCTCTGTGCCTGCAAACCAAATATCAAGGTATCTGTTGACATCTGGCTTGATTTCGCCCTTCATTGCCATCATCCATGCATCAATGATTGCATCCACGATGTCGATTCGCTCTGTTGCGTATTCTTTATCAATTTTTATTTCCCCGAAGCTGTTTGAAGTCGTCTTTGCGTTCGCAATAGACCACTTTGTTGCTTCGCTTCCGTCATGTTCGACATGCCCTGCTTCCAGTTCCAGTCTGAAGTCAACTGTCGGATCGTTCAATTCTCTTGCCGACTGTTTCACTGCGATACTGTCAAATCCCAGTGCTTCCAAGTCTGTCAGGAATGCGGAAGCATTGTGCGGATCGTAACAAATCCACTGCACATCCAATTCATACAGCTTCACGATCTTCTGTAAGTACGCAATTATGTACTTATAGTCTGTTTTCACACCGCCCATTGTTTCAGTCACTTCGACCAGTCCTTGTCTGATCCATAGATCATAAGGTACGCGGTCAGTCTTGATGTGTTCTTCAACCCTTCGCTTCGGGATGAAGCTGTGTGCGTGTACGAAGTAGCATTTGTCTTCGCCTTGCATGAATGGGATCACGATTGCGATTGATGTCAAGTCGCCGCCTGATGACAAGTCAAGTCCGACATAAGCCTTCTGACCTCTGAAGTCAGCCAGTGTCTTCTTGACTGCTGCCCTTGTCCAGACATCCATGTCCTTGATATAGACATCATTCGTCCACTGAATCCACATGTTAAGCTGCTTGACGATGAAGTCGCGCAGTGTTGATCCTCCCATTTCCTTCGCCGTTGCAGCAATCGGGATCATGTTCTGCAATGCGTCCCTGTCATATTCCAGAATCGGGTTTGCCTTGATCCAGTTTTCAGGTGTCCACATATCGTCAGATTCATTCATCTGCGCGATGTAAATGAACTGTGAATCATTGCTTGCAACACCCTTCAGGACTTTCACACAGTATTCATACAGCGCAAAACACGGCGATTTCAGGTCAAATCCTGCTGTCGTGATCACGCTGATCAGTGCCGACTTCATTTTCTTGATGCCGCCTTCAAGCAGCTTGTACATCTGATCATCTTTGTGCGCGTGATATTCGTCCACTATTCCCAGATATGGTCTGAATCCATCAATCGACTTCGTGTCGCCTGACAGTGCCTTGATCTTGCTGTGTGTGATCTTGCAGTCGATTGTTGAATTGTGTTCGTGAATCTTGAAGCACTCTGACAAATCGCTGTCGGAATTTATGAACTTCACAATTTCGTTGAAGACAATCATTGCCTGATCTTTCTTTGTGGCTGTACAGTAAACCTGACCATATTTGTACTTGTCAAAATTGCCGTAATAAGCCGCCAAAATACCATTCAGGAATGACTTGCCGTTCTGTCGTCCCAGCTGTATATAACTGGTTCTGAATCGTCTGTGATGTCCGTCTTTAGTTCTCCATCCGTTCAGGCTTCCCAGAATGAAGCACTGGAATGGATATGCCGTCACTGGCTGTTCTTCTTCGCCTTCCGCAATAGTCAGTGTTTCAGCGAAGTCAATGATCCTTTCTGCTTCTTCAACATCAAAGTAATAGCGATATGGCGCAGCTTCAGCCGCTTTCATGTCGTCTATATGTCTTTGACATGCTGCTTTGACCAGATCGCCAGCAACAATCTTGTCCGCAAGGACATCCAGCGCGTATTGTGTAGTTCTATCTGTTGTCATGCGTTCGCCTTATGCGAATTTCGCGAACTTGTTTTCTTTCGGTGTTTCCTTGTCTGCTTTTGGCACTACAAGGCGACAGCGGCTTGACACTGTCAGTCCGAAGTCCGCAGCCCCCTGACGACACTGCTTGAAGTATCTGTCTTGAAGTAGCGCAAGTCTTTCCACTTCTCCGTTCACGACTTCTTTTCTGATCTTCACTGGCTGTCCGTATTCGTCCAGCTGCTTTGTTGTGATCTCAATTTCCACCATTAGCGGCTGTTTGTTCAGTTCTTGCGTGACTGCGATGTATTTTTCTTGTGCGATGACCAGTCTTGCAAGCGCATCAACATCAAGATTTGATATGAGGTCAATCGCACGAAGTTCCTTCACGATTTTCTTGAAGGTTTTTTTCTGCGTCTGCGACAAATATTGCGGTGCTGTCACTTTATCTGCTGCCGCTTTCACTTCTGTTCGCTGACGTTCTTCAATTTCTGCCTTTGTCAAGTGCTTTTTGCCTTTTGCTTGCACCAGCGCGATCGGCTGTCGTTGTCCTGCCATTCTTCTGCGACCTCCCTTCTTTGCTGGTTTCCTTGCGGTGTGTCAGAATCTGACACGCACCCTTTCAGATGCCCTGTTCTGGAATTTCTCGTGGGGAGTTTTCTCCACGGAAAAGGGGAAGCGCGACTAAATAAACTTAACCCGATACTTTTTCATACTCCCCCTGTCGCCTTCCAGTGGCGTTCTATCAGGTCATACAACATCTTTTGTGTCGCTTTTTTTGTCTGTTCATCCTTGCTGTACAAGGCTTCAATGATTCCATGGCTGTGATTGCTCAATGGGATCAGATTGGTTGCATCAAGTCGTCTGTTCCAGTCGTCTTCAATAGGTGTGATATGATGCACCATGTCAGCTGTCTGTATTACATGCAGCACATAGAAGGCATATATATCAACGCCATCAAACCGCCTGATTGTTTCGGCTCTTGTCTTCCTCCACTCACTTGATACATAGAAGGCTGCTGTCTTCTTGTTTCTTCGGTGTTTGTTGTATTCCATGTGTCTTGACTGCTGCCCTGCTGCCTTCGCTGCACAGGCTTCACATTCAGCTATATTCTGCGGTATTAAAGCCCCACATCTGCACTTGTGAAATAACAAACCCTTGCACCACCTTCCTACTGCTGCATATGCTTCATATAGCCGTCTGTATAGGCTCTATATGCAGCCGCTTATATATGCCCCTTATATATGCCCTATATATGCGCCCCTGTCAGGTATGCCCCTATATAAAGCCTTGTTTTTATGCTTCCTGTGGATGCCCTATATAAGCACCCACATTCCGCAAATAAGAGGGCAGAAATGCAATAAAAAAGACCGATGCAACACTTCTGTGCTGTTTCGGTCTTTCTGTACAACATTTCACGATACTATTTTACTTTAGGATTCTCCCTATAAAAACCCTCACTTTTTCCACGCTTTTCCCACACTTTCGTTTTCATTTCCCTTGAAAAACGCCTTTTTCAGATCGCGTTTTTCAAATTCCGTTAATTCCGAATAATTTGACAGACATTTTCTTCAAAATCGCCTTACACCAGTTTGAAGGGCTGTTTTTTCCACAATCCAGCTGATCCGCGATTTCTTCAAAGGTCAATCCGTCAATATAGTGCATTCTGAACGCTTCATACTTGTACAATGTGCCTTCTTTCCTGCTTTCGGTTTCCAGTTCGGTCAATGCCCTGTCAATGTTAATTATCATCATCGCTGTGACCATTTTGGCTTCCTTGACAGATTTCAGCTTTGCATTTTCGCCCTTCAGGACGCTATATGCTGCTTCTGTGACCTCTTCTTCTTCCGTGATCGCATTATTGATATATTTTTTCAGGTCGATATATGATTCCATCAATCTTCGTGTGTTATACAGTGTTTTTTTCTTCTCTGCTCTCTTTTCTTCAATTTTGACTTCAGCAAACGCCTTTCGCACCGCGATTCTGATTGCTTCCGTCATGTCCTGCTGCGTTTCATCGCTATTTTGCACATTGCACACCTTCTTTCTACTTTTTAGGCTTTCGCCTTTCGTTCCTTCTGGCTTTTTCAATCGCCTTCGCCCTGATCATCGGCATTCCTTTCATTTTGCGCCTGTTGTTGCTGATCAGTTCCTTGCGCAGCTGCAATCCTGTCCATTTCGTCTTCCTGAATGCTTCTGCGATTGCTTTTCCTACCTGTTCAAACGCTGGCTTCAGTCTTTCAAATGTTTCTGTGATACTCTTTACCATTTTTCTTCCTGTTTCCTGCGCCCATTTTACTGTTGATTCAAGCAGCACTTCGATTTCTTCTTCAGGAAGTCCGCTGTATTCCGATACAGCCTTGATCATTTCTTCTTTTGTCCATTCAGGATCAATCTTCAATCCTCTTGTGACTGCTGCCAGCTTCATCACATCTGCGCTGATGTTTCTTTCAGCTTTCGGCTGCTCTGCTTCTTCTTCTGGTTCAGGTTCTTCCACGACTGCTGCCCTGACAGCTTCCTGTCTGTCTTCTGCAATCAGTTCTTGTGTACGCTCTGCGATTTTCTCTGACAGATCGTCTTTTTCTTCCTTCTGTGGCTTTGCATTCTGCCCCATAAGCCTGTTTTTTATCTTTGTTGCATATTCCTTCAGTTTCACGTCTTTCACTCCTTCCTGCGCCTTTATGTAAAAGGCAAATCGTCAACGCCGTCTGGTATGTTCATAAAGCCATCGCCGCTGTCTGGTGCTGGCTGTGGTCTTGACTGGTTGTCGCCTGCTGCCGCTTTGCTTTCTGCAAATTCAGCTGTTTCGATGACGACATCTGTTGTGTAGACCTTGCGTCCTTCTCTGTTTGTATAGCTTCCAGTCTGAATACGACCTTCGACCGCAAACTTTGTCCCTTGCTGTCCGTACTTCTCGAAGAACTGTCCTGTCTTTCCGAATGCTACACAGGAAATGAAGTCAGCTGACTGTCCTTCCTGATCTCTCTGGACTCTCCTGTCAACCGCAAGTGTGAAGCGCGATATTGCCATAGGCTCTGCGCCTTCTGTATATCGTGTCTGTGCATCCCTTGTCAGCCTTCCCATCAATATGACCTTATTCATTCTTCTTTGCTCCTTTTTGTTCTTTGTTTCCTTTGACTGCTGCCTTGATTATCTCTGTAACAATCAAGATGATCAGTGCTGTCAGGACTGCTATGAATCCCAACTGCAATATAATCACGATAATTCCACCCAGATTGCTGATCGCCTGTTCAATCCATATACTTCGCATGTTTTTTCTATCTCCTTCGGTTCATAATGTCTTCATAAAGTTTCTTGTATGTGTTGCGCTCCGTTTCAAGCCGTATGATGCAATCGTGTTCGCTTTCAAGTACATCATCACTGCTGTGTGATGCCCCCCCCGATTGATTTTCGGGTTCTGGCTGTGTGTTTGCTCCCACGTCCAGATTCAAAGCTATCTGAAGCGCAATGTCTATCTGCTGCATTTCTCTTTCTGTCACACTGCCGATTCTGTTGTTTAATCTTTCCACGCTGATTGTTGTCGGCTGTTCGCATAGTGCTTCCGACACTCTTCCAGTTGTTCTGATCGTCACATGTGTTGACATGTCTTTCTTCGGCTGTGATGTCAGGAACACAACGACCACATCGCCGCTGTGTTTGTTCAGGAAGTCAGCCGACACAATGACGGCTGGTCTGTCCTTCCTGATCTCGTTTCCTCTCTGTCCTCTGTTGTTGTTGATATAATACACATCGCCGCGTCTGACATCGAACTGCTGCTGTGTCTTTGTGAAATGTTCGTACATGTTTTTATTCCTCCGTATATTCTGCATACTGTTCTTTTAGCATCTTTGAACGTGCCTGAATGTCGTCTGCAAGTTCTCTTTCTTTGTTTTTGTATGTCTGCGCCCTTGCTGGTCTTTTTGCCCTGATTGCGTTCTTGACTGCCGTCTGAAGCTGTCTGCGCTTCTGGATCGCTATTCGTTGCACCCTGTCAGTGATTGTGATTGTGTAATGCGCACCACAGATCGGACATTCATAATACTGTTCAATGATGTCGTTGTGTTCTTCGTCCTGTGTGATTACTCTTTTTTGAATCTCGATCATGTCAGGTGTGAATGTCGCTGCGCATTTATTGCAGATTATTTCATTCATGTCGATTCCCCTTTCTGCTGTTTATGCCTGCTGAATCTTGATCAGTTTCATCAAGAATCTTGCTGACAGTTCTTCTTCTTTCTCTTTTCTTTCCTCTTTCGTCATGCCTTCCTTGTCGTCAAGTTCTGCAATCTCGTCCAGAATGTCTGCCGCTTCCCTGAATGTCTGTGCCATTTCCTTGATGTCGTCTTTTGTCTGCATGTTCTTTTCCTCCTATGCTCCATATTGCAGTGTTCTGTTGTCTGCGTACTGTCCTGCGCCTGCTGCCGCTTCCTGAAGCGTTTCTTCTACTTCTCCCAGCCCTAAAATGCAATAGCCATCTTCAAGCCCTGTGAAGTCTTCCAGCATGTACACAATTTTCTTTGTGATTGTTCTGCCTGTCGTTGCTCCGTTCTTGTACTCATGCAATACGATTGTGTCGCCTTCTTTATATCCGCGGTCATTCTTTCGCAGTTCAAATGTCTTGCGCCCTGTTTTTACATCATCAAAGAATGTCGCCCCCAGTTTTACATCATGCACTTTCTTTTCCTGTTGTGAAGGAAGCTGCTGCATCTTTTCTTCGTCTGCCTTCTCGCGAAGTTTCTTTGCTGTTTCTCTGTCAATCGCGTCCTGTTCTTCGCTGTATCTTTCTTCTTCGGTCTTTTCGGCTTCTGCCTTGTTGATGTACTGATCACAGCTTTGACATGTTCCTGTCTTCACATTACAGTCTGAATATCTCTTGCAGCTATAACACAGCGATGTGATGCTTTCAGGGTGTGCATCTTCCCATTCGTCTTCTTCCTCTGTGTCCTCTGCATCGTCTTCAGGTTCTTCGATCTCTTCTTCTGCTTCTATGAACCGGTCAATGTCCATTTGACCTTCAATCTGTTCTGCTGCCGCCTTTTCCTCCTGCTGCTGCTTGATCTCTTTCACTTCTTTGTATGTCAAGCCGTTTTCCTGATAGCGTTCCAGCATTTCTGCTTGTGTTTCTTCATTCATTCCGCTGATCATATAGGCAGCAGAAAAAGTCAGGCGACCTTCTTTCAGTTCTTTTGAAAATTCAGGGATCAGATGCTTGTTTATGCTCTCAATCTGCGCAACCTTTGTCGGTGCTATTTTCAGGAAATATGCAACGACATCGCGAATGCGACCGCTGTTCAGGTCAATTCCCATGATCGTTTGTCCGTTTTCCTTCATGCGCTGCAATATTTTCTTCAGCTTGTCTTCTTCTTCCAGAAGGTCTGACACTGTCTTGTTTCTGTAATCATTCGCGATGATCAGGCGAAGCGTTTCTTCTTCCTCTGACGCTGGTGTCTGAATCTGACACGTTGCCTTTTCAAATTCTGTATAGCCCTTTTCAACAAGTATCTTCAACGCACGCCATCGCCTTTCCCCTGCTATGATTCTATATTCGCCCCTGTCGCAAGGATCGCGGACGACTTCAAGATTTTCCATCAATCCAACAAGCAGAATCTTTTGTGCCAGTGGTTCGATGTCCTCAACCGAATAGAAGTTTTTATCATTGCTGTACATTTTATTGATGCTGACATCCTGTGTCCTGAAGTGTGCCTTCGGTGTGTTGTCCCCGACTGCTGCCTTCTTTGCGTTTGCGTTCAGCTGTTCCATTACATTCCACGCCATTGTCAGTCCTCCTGTTCTCTGAAGCATATTTCTATTGCTTTCAGTTCTTTGTCTGTTGTGTTGCTTAGGCCAATGTGTGTGTCATTGTCTGGATAGTCTTTTTTATTTATCATTGACCTGATTGTCTTTTTCAGTGCTTCCGTATCGACAACAATCTTCAATGTTTCCCTTGCCTTCGATAGTGCCTTGTCGATCTGTCTGTCTGTCATTTGTTTGCTGTCAATCTCTTCGACCTGTTTCCAGAACTCTGTGTCTTCAATTTCGTAAAATTGTGACATTTTGTCCTTGAATGCAGTCAGTCTGTTTTCCGCATACTCTTTCTGCTCTGTTGCCGCCTTCAGCTTTTCAAAGTCTTCAATGCTGATTGTGACTTGCCCTTTTAATTCCATCGCATTCCATCCTCCCTTCTTCTCTTTACATTCAGTTTCAATGTCACTTTCGGAACTCCGATGCCAGCTTTGCGAAGGTATTCTGACAGCCTTGCAAGGTCTGTGACATAATTTTTTTCGTATACACTGCCATGTATTTCGTCAACGTAGTATTGTTCTTCATTGTCGTAGATCGTTATGTCATTGTGCGCAGTCAGAAGTGTCTTGATTTGATATGCAAGTGTCTTCCCTGTCCTTCTTCCTTCATGCGGATATGTGATGCCTTGTGACAGGATATATTCTGACTGCCATGTTTCAAGTTTTATTCCCAGCGCATGTTCTATTCTGTCAAGTGTCTTTTCGTTGCAGCCGTACATGTCCGAATGCAACCTTGCAACCGCATTTCGTGTCATTGCATCTGCGCCATATTCATCGCCGTCCGCTAACGTAAAGGAATACGCCCTGTTTGTTTTTGTGTTTTTGATGTACACAAGATTTCTTTCCAGTGTTCCTTCCGTCTGCCTGATTTCGACTTTCAGATTTTCTTCGTTTTTTGTGATTCCTGTGATTATCTCATACACTCCCATGTTCACACCTCTTTCATCAATTCGTATGTTGCTGCACGATAGTCCTGCGTCACGATGCAGTTCTTTGAAAACTTCGGAAGCGGCACTTGTGCGACTGTTGACTTCTCTGCGATTATTGACCGCCTGATCGCTGTCGCGAAGCAATCGTGTCCTGACTGTGTTTTCAGCCATTCTTCGACCTGAAGTGTCGTCTGGTTCTTCTGTCGCATCGTCATCAATACTTTCATGCGAATGTCAGGGTTTATTCTTCTGAACGATGTCAGCTGACTGTCCATGTTCGCAGCTGCTTCAATCTCGAAGCCGCCAATCTTGACAGGCACAATCACAAGGTCTGCTGCAATCATCACGTTTGTGACTGTCATGTCCATGATCAGACCACAATCAACAATGCAATAATCATATATAGTTCTGACTTCATTCATCGCTGCTGCAAATCGAAGAATCTGATCTTCTCCTTCTTCCTGAAGCAACGTCATGTTTGTTCGCATCAAATATCCGTTCGCTGGTATGATGTCAATGTTTCCATATGGTGTTGTTTGGATCAGGTCTGTTGTCGAATATGCGCCGCCTGCTGCCTGATGATTTTCAAGCAATTCTGACATTCCCTGTCCTTCAGGATCAAATCTGTCGTAAAGAAGTGATATGTTTCCCTGCTGATCCGCGTCACAGATCAGCACTTTCTTTCCTTTTTCTTCGCCCATTATGTAGGCGATAGCTGCTGCGGTCATTGTCTTTCCGATGCCGCCTTTTTGATTCATTACTGCTATTATTTTCATTGATGTGCTTTCCTCCTGTTTATTATTTTCATGTGTCTTCTTAACCTTCTCGCGTGTTCGTCCGTCACAATGTATTTGTCACAATCTTGAAGTCGCCTGTCTGTTCCTTTTCCGTCATAATGCTTGCAATAGTCACATGTGAAGCAAGGTTCTTTCATTTCTCCTGTGCATGTGTCTGGCGTTTCCACATTGTTTGCGCAGTGGCTACACACGCAGCCGCCGCAAGGAAAAGCATATTGTTTTCTGACTTCTTCTTTTCGCTTCGGCTCTTTTGGTATGATCCCAAGTTCCTGCAATGTGATTTGATGTGCTTTTCTATCGTCTTGCATTTCTTTCCTTCTTGCTGTTCTCCCAGCTGATCACTGCTTCCCTTGCCCTGTCGTATAGGTCTGTGTCGTTTGCTTCTTCAATCTTGATGATCTGTTGTCTGTCTGTTCCTTCGCCTTTATATATCTTTATCCATCCATCGTCATATATTGAAGTGTGGCTTGACATCCGCAGTCCGTACTTCCTTGCGATCGGTCTGTATATGTCATAAAACTGTCTGACCGCTGCCGCATATCCGTTCATGTCCTACACCTTCAGCGGTTTCACTTCGCCGTCTTTCCATACGCTGTTGTTCTGCTCTTTCATGCGTTCTGCTGTTTCCGTGACTGCGGTGTCTGAATCTGACACATGAATGTGTGTCTGTAAGCACTTCAAATTCAAGTATTTTTCAAGAACTTCAACCGCGTCCCTTGCCGTGTAGCATGTCGCGACATAGTGTCCTGCTGCTGCCATATCGGTCAAGAACTCTTTCTGTGACGGCTGGTGTCTGCCCTTGTCATACTTCATTTCGATGTATAAGCCGCAATATATTCCTTTCGGGTACGGAAGGCATAAGTCGGACACGCCTGACTTCACGCCCATCTGCTTCAGCTTTATTGCTTCGGCTCTGTTCCTGCTGCCGCCGTTCGGGATATGATGCAGCCATTTCAGTTCAGGATATTTCTGCATCTGCCAAGAAGCCCAGCTGATGACATTGATCTGTTCGGTATCTTCCGAACGCAACGCATACTTCATGTTCATCGCATTTCCTCCATGATTTTCATATCGTGCATAATGTCGCCAGTGAAGCCCAGCCGCTTCATTTTCCTGAATGCCGTCAGGTCTTCAATGCCTGACATTTTCACGATCCAGCCTGCAAGAAGCTGTCTTGACTTTTTATACATGTCCCTGACTTCTTCCCTGTGTGCCGCCAGCACGTCCGCTGTTCGTGTGATTATGATTTTTCTTTCAATGCTGTCCTGTGCGATTCCTTTTCGGTGTAGTTCTTCTTCGATCACTTTCACTGCGTAGATTTCCGCTTTCGTGACTGCCTGTCCCAGACACAATCTTTTTTCGTTGTCCACTTTTATTCCTCCTTCGTTTCCTGTCTTTCTTTCTCTGCCTTCAGCTGCGCTGCTCTTTCCATGATCGCTGTGTTGTAGCTGTATTTATACACGCCATGATTCCACAAGTTTTCCTTTGCTCCCTTTGTTCCGTAGTTGTAGACCGCAAGAACGTAATATGGGCGCACATCTTCTGGAACTTCCTGCAAACTGTCCTGAATCTCCTTCAGGTAATCAATGCCGACTGTCACATTCTGATATGGATTTGTCAGATCAGTACAGTTCAGGCGTTGCATTCTTTCTTTGTGCCATTTCTGTGCTATCTGCATATATCCCCATGATGTGCCGCCATCGCCTGAAGCGTTCCAGTTGCATTCGCTTTCCCTTTCGATCAGTGCGAACACCATTTCGTAATCAACGCCATAATTCTGACAAACAATGTATGTGTATATTTGCGCCATTACTGGAAACTTGCCGCCTGCTGCCTTGCATTCGTCTGATATTTCGTGATAGCAGAATCCTTCCATGTCTTCGCCGCTCCAATCCTGTGACATTGTATTGAATGGATATTCTTCATCTGCATTCAAGTCACTTTCTGTCTGTTCTTCTGCTTCGCTTTCCTGTTCTGTTGGTGTCTTTCCCTTTGTGCTGATCATGCCGCCGATCGCGAATCCCAGCATTACCGCCACATATATTGTGATGAATGTGATCAGGAAAGCTGCTGCCGTCTTTGGCTTGCGCTGAATGAAGTTCTTTGCCGTCCTGATGAAGTTATGTGCCGCATCGCGCAACTGTCTTTTTCTTTGTCTTCTTCTTCGCTGTTTTCTGCTTAATCTTACTTGTCGCTTTGTCAATCTTTTCTCCTTCCTGTGGCTGTTTATACATCCTTGCGTATATATAAAATCTGCCATTCATGTTGTTGTATCTGACTTCATACGATGTCAGCTTGTAGCCGTCTGCTGCATACCATTTCTTCAGCTTGTCTTCAAGATCGCATCGTCCTGTCACAACTTCGTCAATGTCCTTCTGCTTGAACTTGTAGTGGTTTTTATGTACTTCAGGCTTTTTCAATCCTTTGCTGGCTTTCCATGCCTTTTGATACTTCCCGACTGGCTTCGGCTCTTTTCCTTTCTTGTCAGGGTGCTTCTGTTTCGTGATGTAGTTTGCCATTCCTGACAGTCCATGTTCATCCTTCTGAAGCCTGCGCACCTGATTCCTGCGTCCCTTCTTCCACTTTTCTTCAACCGCTTCCAGCCCCATGTCGCCATCGCACACGAAATGATGATGCCAGCGTCCTTTGTCTGAACACTCTGTCACATACACATAACGCAGCTTTGCAAGTCCCTTCTTCCTTCGCTCATAGTTTAATCGTCCTATGTACAGCGTCATATCGTGCTGCGCTTCCTTCATGCTGTTCGGCATGTTGTCGTCTGTATATGTCAGTGTCCCCCAGATGTCATTGTCCGTGAAGTTCGCATTGATCGTCCGTTCACATTCCTTCCTGCTGTTCTTCTCATTCAGATTTCTTTGTGCCTGTCTTTGCTTCTTCAGCTTTGCTTCGTCTGGTATCTGCTCTTTCTGTCCTCTTCTGAACTCTGGATATATTTCAATATCCATCTGCTCTGCTGCCTTTATCTCCTTAGTGGCATATATTGATCTGACCTTGCCTTCATTCAGCATCCTGCACATGTTGTCTTCTTCCAGGTCAGTCAACATCTTCTGGTATGCTGCTTCATAGTCATAATCTACATACACAGCTTTCTTCCTTCTCTTCATGTCCTTCTTTGCTCCTGTTATAGATATTTATATATTTCTTTGATTTGTTACTATCTATTACAAGGACGCGAAGCCTTTTGAAAGTCCCTGATTTATTGACTTTTTTGGAAGTCTGCTGTATAATTTTTTATAGATGTGCAGACCTTAAAAAGTCACAATCTGGATCGCCTTCGGAAGCCGCCAAGCTAGTCCGAAGGCTTTCTTTTTTTGTCCTTCAAGATGCTTTCGCTGCCTTTGTCTTAATCTCTGACAGCTGCACCCTGACACCATCATTCCTGTTCGACAGGATCATTGCTATTGCTTCAAATATTCTTCTTGCATCTGGTGTATTCATGCGTTTTCCTCCTTGTATCTGTTTTCCCAGAATGGACAGTCTTCTGTTTCTCCGAATCTCTCCGCTTCTTCCTCTGTCATTTCATCTTCTTTGTCGCAACCTCCGAACATTGTTGCTGTTGTGCTTCCGTATGGTACAGAATCCCAGCAAGCGTTCTTGCAGTCATAACATGTCTTTGTCGGTCTGCTCATGCGTTTTCCTCCTACATTCCAGCACCCCTGAATATAACTACCATTGAAGGGAATGGGGCTGCCTGTTTGCTGTTTCCGAACTTCAAACGCCCCTTCACAAATCTGATTTCTGATCGGTGCTGAATGAAGTCGTGAAAATATCTTGTGTCTGTTCTCGCTGGTATCAACATAACAACAATCGTGTTGTCTTTTGTCCCTTCTCTGTATGCCTTTTCAACCCAGTCTGTAATCGCTCTACCATACGGAGGATTGCAAAACACGCGATACCCCCCCCCAGTCCTTTGAAAGACCATTGTCTTCCTTTGTGAAATACTTTTCACACTTGTGATTCTGTTCGTTAGCGCAAGGATCAAGGTTGAAATGAAATTCCTGATCAAGTTCTCTGAAGAAGTCGTCAGGTGTCGCCCACTGATCTGTCTTGCTGCTGTACATGACATCTATGTTCGCCATTGCTTTTTCTCCTTTCTTGTTTTCTTCTTTTTCAATCTATTCAGTGGTAAGATCGGGCAGTTTCCCATGACCTTTGTGTCACATGTTCTTTCGGGTGTTGGGATCACTTCGCCTGTCAGGAAGCACATGCCATCTTCTTGCATTTCTAAATCAGTCAGCCAGAATGGACAGTTCGTGCATGTGTCTGGCATGTGTTCCGCAGCTACCACGAAGCCATGTTCTTCAAATCCTACTATCATCTTCTATCCCTCAATTCTCTGTGTCATGCTCTTGTCTTTCATTGCTGACATAGCCATCTGCATCCGCATCGCATCTTCGTCAGACATTTCAACATCGTCTTGCGGTCTTATTATCATTTCTTCTTTGGTTGGGAAAATCTTGTGTTTCTGTACGAAGCACTTGAAGAAGAAGTCGTGTTCTTCTTTCCATGTTTCACAGTAAAATTCATATTCAATCCCGATCTGAATTGCCTGCGCTTTTGTACACTGTACGCCCTGAATAGTTTTCTTTCCTTTTCCTGATCTGTAGTGATACATCTGATTCAATCCGTCTTTTCCTAAGACTTTGTATATTGTCTGTTTCAGCAAGCGCAATTCAAAGTCGTTGTGATATTTCCATTCATGGTCTTCCAGCTTGTCATCTGACAGATCGCTTTCTTCAATGTCGTATTTTTTCATAAGCTGCTGCAATTTCTTCTGTGCGCCTTCTTTTTCGCCGCCCACTCCGCGTTCTGCAAGTCTTTGCAGCTTCTTCATCAATTCAACTTTCTTTTCATCAATCATTGTTCGTTCTCTTTCACATACTGCTTTCGCAAAGTCCAAAATAATTTTTTCAACATTCCCCCTTCTGGTCATGTATTATGCTGTGTCGTTTGTTTTCGCATTAAAAACATCCCTAAAACCTGTTGACCATCCATGTGTAATTCTGGCAGTACACACACGCCGCTATGTTTTCACAGTATTCATCCGACTGGCTTTCAGCTTGCCATCGTCAGGATGAAGGTTGCCATCCTTCATCGACAGGGCTTGCGCCCTGTTTCGGCTGTCAGTCTGATATTTCGTCACAATTCTTGCTGTATTCCCAGTCTTCCGATTCATCGTCAAACCAGTGGAATGTACAGCCTTTTCTTCCGTCCACGTCTATTGTTCCGTAGAAGTAGCAGCCTTCGCAGCCGCCTTGCGCTTCGTATTCTTGCAGTGTCATTCCTTGTCGTCCTCCTGCTCTGTTGAATATCTTGATATTTTCACAATCTTCTGTGTCGGTATGTCATCCATGTACATATATGCTTTGCAACCGAAGAAGGCTTCGTTGTGATCGTGTGCTTCCACAACCTTCCTTTCTTCCAGTTCGACTTCAAAGATCGTTCCTGTTTCATGTCCGCGGATCGCAACAAATCGTGCTGCTTCAAGTGGCTGTTTGCAGATATACACGCCGCCGTCTATTCCTTTTCGGATCACTCCGTCCTGCATGATCTTTTTTGCATTTTCATGTGTTGTTGCGTGGAAGTATCTGCTGCGCTTCCCTTTTTCCCACAAGTCATATTTGCTCATGATCTCCATGTACTTCATATCAATCTTTGACTGATCCTGCGCACACTCGATCAGGTGCTTTCTTTCTGCTTCATCCGTAACCTTCGCCAGTTCTTCTTCTGTGAATAAATTCTGTTTCGTGTTCATGTTGTACTTTCCTTTCATTTACTCCCCGACCATTCCTGATCGGGGACATCCTATGCCCTTTTAGGCTGTTTTCACTGGTCTGTTTTCTCCTGCCGCCCACATCATCATCCCTTTGATGACCATTCTGTCGCTGTCAGACATCTGCTTCAGCAGCATAATAAATTCGCTGACATCTTCGGTCTGGCTGTTCAGGTTTTTCTTTTCGTTCGTAACTGCTGCCATGTTGTTTCCTCCCTTCGTTCTGTGATGT